GCACATGTGAGTGATGAATAGAATAATAGTTCTAGCATGGAATCAACGGAACCGTTGCGCGACTTACTTGCGTCAGAGTTTCCTCTGATGAACGATAGGTCTATTATAGACCCTATACCCTATTTAGTCAAGAGGTTTTTAAAAATCCCCACAGATCAAAAAATTGCCGGAATTTTTTTTACCGATATTTTGTAATTATTTCCGCTTTTTGGTTGGGGGTGGTGGTTCCAGTCCCCATAGTTTTGGGTTGCTTCTTCCCATACCAAAACCAATGCCCTTTAAATTCTCACGAAACTTATCCCAGTACATATTAAAGATACGAACTTCTTTCTGACTACGAGTCAAATCATATCTCGTTTCTCCATCAACCACATAAGTGATTATCATGGCATCATTAGGACAATCTTTAGTAGATACTTGTTCCCAAGTTCCATTCTCTATCAGTATATCGCATCCATATACGGATTTAGAATTTTCTTTTTCTGATGATGTCCATGAGGTCATAGACTGTTCCTCTTCTATTTTGGTGGGAGCATCTCCCAATTGATTTGCCATAATTATGAACGATTGCCCCAAGTAATATCTGGATATGCTTCAGTCACAATTTCTTTTGTAATCTTATATCTATCTGAAAGTTTTTTATCCTTACAAAGACAAACAATGTCTGCTTCTAATGGATGAAGTCCCTCAAGAATATTGATGAACATCGTTTCACGACGAACACCACTCATAGCATCATTACCACCCTTAAGGAAGTGATAGAAGTTTTTAAACTCTCTACGAATTGTGGTGTGTCCGTTCTTATCACTCGAACCCATAGAAAATGAATCCATTTCATGCATTCTGCGAACTTCTTCTGAAATTTTAGTACTCAAAGTTCCATTTGATGATGCCTGATCCTCAAATCCAGAATAAGGAACCTCTCCTTCAGGAAGCATAGAAATTATACTCTCATCAAAGTTCCAAATTAATGTTGCCTTCAAAGAAGCATGTTCATACATCTTGAGAACTTCAATCTTCTTTGCCTTGCTTCTTTGTTTGGAAACAAGATCTAAAACTTCAAAGACAAATGGATTTTTTGGAAGTTCCAGTGATACTGCCTTAGTCGTTGTCGTTTTCTTCTTCGTTGCTGTCGTCATAGTTTTCAAAATCTAAAATAATTATACCTTATTTAGTTTATAGAGTCAATAAACTTTTTTCTTCTCCTTTCATTTATTCTTTCTTTATTTTTAGCATAGTATTCTCTTTCCTTCCTTCTAATTTCTTCTCTATTATTTTTTCTATATTCTCTTTGTTTTTCATTTATTTTCTCTCTATTTTTATCAGCATATTCTTTTTGTCTTTGATTTAAAATTTCTCTTCGTTTTGCATTTCTTGCATTAGTTTTCCTATTAAACTCTTCTCTATTTTCTTTCCTACAAATTTTTAAATTTTTGGCAGCGTTAATTTTATTTCTTAATTGCGCCTCTTCTTTTTCTTTTACAGTTAAATATTTTCTTGCCCCACCTTTTCCCCCATGAACCATATTGACTAAAATTCCACCATCACATTTTCTTCCATATAAAGCAATTAAATACTGTTCGTGTTTATACGCCAAATCTTCTATCTCAAAGTTTTTGAGTATTAGTATTTGATCTTTATTTTTTGGCAATAAATTTTGCCCATTAGTTCTCTTATGATTTTGATATGCTCTATTTGCAGAACCTTTCCCAATATAATATGGAGTCCTATCTTCACGCAAATAAGCGTAAGTATAATACATATAATCTGTTGTGATTCGCAATATTATTTATACAAGAAAAGGTGCCAAAGCACCCTTTCACCTGATAGATGCGAACCACACAGGTATTGTTATTTAGTCTTCCTCTTCATCATCACACTCTTTATCGTCAAAATAATCGGGATTAAAAGATACTGCTAAAACTTCATCTGGAATAACATTACCATCTTGATCGTAGAATTCTGGATGCAACTTGGGAATTTCCCGATAGTTCATCATATATTCTCTGGCAGTCCAACCAATCATTAGACCCATCATGAGAAATAAAATAGTCAGAAATGAACCAAATACTAAACTAGTTGCTAACATTTTTCTTACTCCGGGATGTCTTGATGGAAAACTCAAAGTGAATATTTACTTTCCATCTCAGAAAGCAAACCATCTTTTCAAACATAATGTGAAATGGTCCTGTTTGCTTTCTCTTACCTCCATTGAGCAAGAATTCAATACCACGATTTATGTGGTCTTCATTTTTATTTATGTTAAGACTTGATGACTTGTTGTTCTCTGAGGAATTTGATTGTGTCAATACATCCTCCTAATTTTTTATCGTCACATACTACTTGCGGAAAAGTAGAACCCCTACCAAATTTAGCATAAAAATCTTCTGGTGTAAAGTCCTCACCAAGATTATAAGATACGAACTGTGTTCCTGTCAACTCTAGTACTTGTTTAATCTTGTAGCAGTGAGGACAATTATCTTTTGTGTAAACTTTAAAATTCATATTAATTTTTTTCCTTTATATATTATACCACATAAACAAGAATAAATAATTCAAAATAGATTTTGTAATGAGCAATTTTTCTGATAGAGGGTGGTATTACCTTCCTGAAATTATTACTAAAGAAGAAGCAATAAGAATTAAGTATCAAAATCTTTGTGGTGCTATGAGTGATTTGGGATCACTTGAAGGACACTGGGATAAAGAAAGAGGAAGAGTATTAACTTGTTATGCTCCACCATCATCCACATTTGTAGTTCATAGAGTGAAACCAATTCTTGAAGAACTATTAGGAGAAGAACTTATTCCATCTTACTGGTTCTCTACAACTTATCATAACAAAGGTTGGATGAATTGTCATACTGATAGACCATCATGTGAAGTATCAGTTACCATGAATATTTTTGGTGATGTAAAGTGGCCTATAAAACTTAAAGATCTTACAGGAAAACGTCAGGAAGTTGTAACTCCTATAGGTGATGGACTAGCATATCTAGGAACAAAAGTCCCTCATTGGAGAAGTCCATTAAGAACTCATAAGAATGATAGTTTTATGCAACTCTTTTTACATTATGTAAGAAAGAATGGTCCTTATGCAGACTATGCCTATGATAGAAATCAAAAATGTTATGACTTACTCACCACCTAAACGATTTTCTGGTTCCGGTAATGCAGGAAGAGTATCATTAATCAATACAATAGATCTTAATTTTTGCGAATAATCTTTAGTTATATTTGCATCAACTTGAATTGAATTTGGAGAAGCAGGGAAAATATCTGTTGTAATTCCTACCGATGGTAAATCTCTTAAAGATTGTCTCCAATTCTTAAAATCGTCTGCTAATGCACTTCCATCCTCTTTTGTTTTTATAACAACCCAATCAGTCTCTTTTAAAACCTCATCTCTGACTATTCTTATCTCATCATATCTTTTTTCAGTTTGTCTTGTATCATAATTAGAAATCTCAGTGTCCCATTGTTCTTGAGTTAATATTATAAGACCATCACTTTCTACAATAGTATTTGCTTCTCTGTAAGTTACGTCATATACAGTTACTGTGGTTGTTTCTCCAGTTTCTTCTCTCGTTTCTTCGTTTATAACAGGTTCTTCAATCTGCCTTTCTGTGGAACTTACTACAGTGATATTTGAATCACTCTGATACTCTGCCAAAACTGCTGGAGTTACAGTTTTTGAATACTCAAAATACTCTGGAACTCTTGATAAACAAATATGATCCCCATTCTCGTCAGTTAAACGATGAACAATTTCCAAACCTTTTAATTTTGGAAATACATACCCTCTAATTTGACCTTTTATCCATTCTCCAGTATCTCTATCCACTAAAAAGTGTTTAATTAATTGAGACATTTTTATCAGTACACATTTATATTGTATTTATCTTCTATCTCTTTATCAATCTCTGCTTTCGTAGGCATACCTTGAACAGTCATCCAGTTTACCATTGCATAACGAGTTCCTGAGATGACTGGTTCTACTTTATGAAGATAAAATTGCGAAGATGGAAATGCAACTAATAATCCTGGTTCTGGTTTAATACGAACTCTAAGATCTGGAAATACAAATTCCCCACCTTCAAAATCATCATTCAGAAAAAGGATTGTTGATAAATCTCTATCTACAGACTTTTTCCAGATGATAGAACCATCAGGGTTCTTCCACCTTGATACTGCATCATAATGTCCTTTATAGTGTCCTCCTGGTTCGTATACAAGTAACTGAGGGACTTCACTATCTCTTATCTTAAATTCATAAAAAGGATTGATTACATGATGAACAATATTATCATAAAGTTCTTTAACTTCTCCAATAATTTTTGAGATATCAGAACAATCTACATTTCTTACACTCAAATCAACTCTTGATGGATGACCTTCTTTGTTTTGATTTGCTTTTTCTCCATCAAATACACCCATCTTATCTTTGGGTGCAATCTTTGCATAATTCACTAAGAAATCAATTCCTTCTTTTGATACAACTTTTGGTTGTATCAATACATTTCTAAGTATATCATTCATATCATAATGATGTAGGTATTTTATTTAGTTTTAATTTGAGACTGCTGCTAAAGCAGATCTTCCTTGAGATAAGGTGGCAGTTACTGGTGATGTAGTCTCATTAGAGAAATCAATACGGTCTATTGTGTCCCTATTAGGACTACCTCCACCAAAGTAACCATAAGAACTACTTGAGACTGCTGCTAAACCACTTCTTCCTTGAGATAAAGTAGCAGTTACTGGTGATGTAGTCTCATTCGAGAAATCAATACGGTCTATTGTGTCAGAAACAGGTGGAGGAAAAAAAGTAAAACCACCACCAAAGTAACCATAAGAACTAGATGAGACTGCTGCTAATAAACCTCTGTCTCTAGGTAGGTTATCTCCTGGTGCTGATACAGTCTCATTGGAAAAATCAATACGTTCTACTATGTCAACAGTCTCTCCTGAAGATGGTCTGCCACCACCAAAGTAACCATAAGAACTACTTGAGACTGCTGCTAAAGCATACCTTGCTTGAGGTAGATTATTACCTGGTGCTGATGTAGTTTCATTAGAAAAATCAATACGGTCTATCCTGTTTCTAAAAGTAGCATTATCTTCACCACCACCGAAGTAACCATAAGAACTACTTGAGGTTCCTGCTAAAAGTTGTCTTACTTGAGGTAAAGTAGCAGTTACTGGTGATGTAGTTTCATTAGAAAAATCAATACGGTCTATTGTGTCAACACTAGTTGGTGGTGGAGAGAAATAACCACCACCAAAGTAACCATAAGAACTAGATGAGACTGCTGCTAATTCATTTCTTCCTTGAGATAGATTTTCACCTGGTGCTGATGTAGTCTCATTCGAGAAATCAATACGGTCTACTGTAGTAAGATATTGTGGACTTTCTGCCGGATTTTGACCACCAGCAAAGTAACCATAAGTTCTCGAACCTTTTATTCTTTGTGATGCTCCTCCTGAGACTGCTGCTAAATAACCTCTTCCTTGAGGTAGATTTTCACCTGGTGCTGATGTAGTCTCATTAGAGAAATCAATACGGTCTATTGTATTAACAAAAAGTGGACTTTCTGCTGGATTTTGACCACCACCAAAGTAACCATAAGAATTACTTGAGACTGCTGCTAAAAACTCTCTTGCTTGAGGTAGATTATTAGTCGGTGCCGATGTTGTCTCATTAGAGAAATCAATACGATCTATTGTATCATAATAAGTCTGTGGTGGGGTAGTATAACCACCACCAAAGTATCCATAAGAACTACTTGAGACTGCTGCTAAACCACTTCTTCCTTGAGATAAAGTAGCAGTTACTGGTGATGTTGTCTCATTAGAGAAATCAATACGGTCTATTGTGTCTCTATTAGGACTACCACCACCAAAGTAACCATAAGAACTACTTGAGACTGCTGCTAAACTACCTCTTGCTTGAGATAGATTATTGCCTGGTGCTGATAGAGTCTCACTAGAAAAATCAATACGGTCTATTGTGTCATCGATTGTAGTTGGTGGACTGAAAACACCACCACCAAAGTAACCATAAGAACTACTTGAGGTTGCTGCTAAAACAACTCTTCCTTGAGGTAGATTTTCACCTGGTGCTGATGTTGTCTCATTAGAGAAGTCAATACGGTCTATTATGTCACTATAACTTGGACTTACTGCCGGATCTAAACCACCACCAAAGTAACCATAAGAACTACTTGATACTGCTGCTAAACCATATTTTCCACGAGGTAAATTATTACCTGGTGCTGATGTAGTCTCATTCGAGAAATCAATACGGTCTATTGTGTCAAGATAAATTGGACTTTCTGCCGGATTTAAACCACAACCAAAGTAACCATAAGTAGCACTCTCTGGCCAACTC